TAAATCGGCAAAACTAGAGAAATTTAGTGACGCAAAGCTATAGGGACTAAGACTTATATAAATATCTTATGAGTTATGTCAGCCAGTTGCCAAAGAGATATTGTTCTTTTTGTTTTTATGAAAGTTTTTTAGGGGGATAATAATTTATATGTTTAGAGATAAAATGGATAAATGTACACATGTATTGACTGCTTATATTGGTAGTTCATATGATTATTGTGATTTTATAGATACACAGTTAGATGATTTTATACTAGAGTACGGAGAAAAAGTTGTGGAATCTTGCTTGCATCAAGTAATGGTATTGGTAAGTAAGTATAATTAGATAGACATTGATTTCTAGAGAACCCTTTTTAGTTTTATCTACTTTTAAATAATGATATGTTAAAAAATTAATTAAAATATCTTTGTAAGAAAGGATAATAATATAAATGTGCTTTAAGACTTATATACTAAAAAGAGTTGTAAATAACAAACAACTAGAAATAACTCGAAGTTTTGAATTAGATAATCTCATTTGTACTGCAACAGAGATTTTGAAAGATGATGAGATTGATTTAATAATTATTGATGAAAAAAATAGTATTGTTTGGAGAAATGAAAAAAGCACTCCCCAGCAAGAGAATGCTTAGTTATAGCTATAGAAGTGTACTACGAATACACTTCTATTTTTTTATTATATCATAAATTATTCATAGTATTAAGTAAAAATAGAGCTAATACAATCAGTTTTAAAATAGCTTGAATAGCTTTCTTGAGTTATTTACCTTTGCATAAATTATTGAATATTTGAAATAAAAAAAGATAGGTTTACCCCTCATCTTCAATCAAATTAAAGTCTATATTTATAGTATATAATTCTTTACTTCTATCCATTTCAAATATTGATATTTCCATATCATATGATTTATTATAGGATTTATCATATATATTCTTACATTTAATATTAATTGTACCCGCCTTAATATTTTTCCTAATATATATACCATCTTCATTATTTTCTCTAAAATTATCTATAAGTTTACTAGATAATTCCCTAATATACATTTCAGTATATGCGTTTAAACCTATCTCAACTTCTTGTAAAGAAGAAATATATTCTTTCTCGACTTTAATATTTTCGTTTTCATCAAATTCATCAAAGAAATTATTACATACTTCTAAATCATCATCTGTTAAATATTCAGTTTTAACTATATTCAGAGGTTTTTCCCAAAATACTTCTATTTGTATTGCTGCTTCTTTCCCTACATTCACAAGTGTTAATTCTATAATATCTGAACATCTTGGCACTTCGCTTGATGTCTTAATTTCATTAAACATACAAGGACTACCATAAGTTTTATACAAATATGCATTTTTCTTAATAGGAATAACCTTAGGCTCTCTTTCCATAGATATACTTTCTTTTAATTCTTCATTATCTTTTTTAGCCATTTCTCTAGTTATCAATATAGCACCTAATGTTGCTAACCCTCCAAATATACCACCTAAAAAACTGCCCCAAAAACTTAACCACTCACCATCTGTTGAATTATGTGTTTTTATATCCCAATATAACACCCTATTTATTAACGATGGTAAGCCAATACATATAATAAGAATTGCTATTACACTTATAAATATGGTTAGTATCTTATGCTTTTCAATCCAACTTTTATTTTTATTGTTTATATTGCTCATTACTTTCCCTCCGTTCTATAATATATATTTTACCATTTTGTACAAAATGGTAAAATATATTATGGGATAAATATTATTTGGATATAAACTTTCCTTTTGTATTAAGATATTATCAATCTCTTATTTTATCTATAATATGTTATTTTTAAGCCTAAAAAAGAGATAACTATTTTAATCCTAGTTACCTCTTTTTATGTTATTTTGGCCATATAGATATACCTATTGTAATAGCCATTGTAGCAATTCCTATTATAGTAGTTATACATAATGCAATAATCCATTTATTAGTTGAATCAATTCTATCTTCTATACCTTTTATACTATTCTTTATTTCACTTACATCCTTTTCTGTCACCTTTTTATGTTCGTTTATAGCTTCTTTTAAATCGCTTTTTAACTCAATTCTTTCTCTAGCTAAATCATTTTTTAGTTCTATTCTATCTTTGTCTAAATCATTCTTGTATTCTTTAAAAATACCCTTTATGTCATTAAATTGCTTATCTATACTTTCTTTTACTTCCTTATTATTTTGATGTACTCTTTTTTCAGTCTCTAATATTCTTTTTTCAGTTTCTAGTATTCTTTTTTCTTCTTCATTCATATTACCTACCTCCTCTGAAGTAGTAGCTAAAAACCAATTATCTCCAATACATTTATTTTTCTCCATCAAAGTACTATTTAAAGTATTATAATAGTCTGTATATTTGTTGATTTTACTTTTATCCTTGTTGGAATTAAACTTTATTACTTTTTCTTTTTCTTTATTATATTCACCCTTCATAACTATTCTTCCTCTATCATAGACTCTAAATGTTCAATTATTGATTGTATTTCTGATTTAGATAGTTCTAATTCCAAAGATTTTTTATCATTTCTAAATAGTTTCAAAATAAAATCATTTTCTCTAGCCAAAGAAGATATAGAATATAAGCCAATTGGATTGATTCTCTGAATATATGAGTTATCTAATATATCATATGTACTATTTGAAAAAGTATACAAATCATTTTTAAAGTTTTGGCTTATATTTACATTTTCACCTTCATTATAAAAGTCTTTCAGTTTAATTCCATACTCACCTATAAATTCTGGGTCTTCTCCCAAAATTTCATTTGCTTTAGCTTTAAATTCATGAATACAATGTGGCCAAGTTGGCATCTGCATATATAAATTAAGTAATAGTATTGTCTTTTCAAATATTTTGTTATCCTTTTCGTATTTTTTTATACAGTTAGGAAAATACGCTACCAAATTAGTCCCATTTTCATAAGCCATCTTAACTCCCCCTAAAATAATATTATTTAATACTATTCTACATTATAATTACTTTCATTGCACTATTATTTTTTATTCCTCCTCCTACCACTTATTGATATATACTCAACTGCTCTTCATATACCTGATTTTTTAAAGTTTGTAGATGACTTATGGTTATATTTAATATATCATTTTTTATTTTATAAATTGTTGTGATACTGTCATAAAATTGTAGTCAAAATGTAAAATATATTAACTCTATTGATTTTATTTATTTATAAACTCCAGTGCTTTATAAAGTGTATCAAATCTATCATTACCCTTTATCATAGTGTATCTTTCTTTAGTCATAGAACTTATCTTTTCACATGCTCCACCACCAACGACATATAAATTTTCTGTCTGACCTGGTACGTAATCTTTTATATCACATATCAGTATTTTTCCATCATTATAGCCCCAACCAACTACAGTTGCAGGGATTTTGTCAACTTCTCCATCATAAACGATTGTATGTTTGTACATGATTTTTCCCTCACCATTCTCTTTATTATCTATTGTCTTATTTAAAATACCTTCTGCTATTAACTTAGCAACTATGTCTTTATGTCTAATATAATAATCTGTATCTGCTTTACTATCTACGAAACATACTTCAATTAATATTGCTGGTGCTTTTGTATGACTAAGCCAATAAAGACCCCTCACATCTGATTTTGCACCCCTATTTTTAAATACAGTTGATAATTTTGAATTAACTCTCTCAGCATATATTTTACCATTATTCGTTTTATATATTGTTTCTGTACCCATTGGATTTAGGGTTGTACTGTTCGCATTAAAATGTATTTGTACAGCTACATCTACATCTTGTTTATTAGCTATTTGACATTGTTCTGCTAGATAGTTGTTAGATTTATCTACTTTCCCAGTATATACAGTAGCTCCACCTTGTTTCAACCATTTTACAATTAAATCAGTTAAAATTCTGTTTTCTTTTCCTTCATCTATATAGCCAGTTGCTCCTGTTCCTTTTCCACTTAAAGTGTGTCCTGGTACTATTGCTATTTTCATTATTTATTTTCCTCCTTTAACTGTTTGTAAGTTTGATTTATACCTATTGATATTCCCCAACAAATTATTCCCTGTAAGACTGCGTTAGGACTAAGCCCTAGCATCCAAATAGAAAATCCGATTCCCAACACAAGTAATATAATTGGAATATATTTATTATCTAATTGTTTATATTTTTTACAACCTTTACCTATAATAGAGAGAGCAGCCACTAAAATTAGCAACTGCTCTGGTATAAAACTTATTAAATTATCCATCTTTTATCCTCCTAATTAAAATATTCCTCTTTGTATTGCAAATATAAAGAACCCTATAAGTGTTGTAATCATTGTACCAATTAGCCATTTGAGCATACTTGTAAGTGAGTTTAGATTCTCACACAATGCTTTTAATTCTGCTTTAGACTCTATATTTGCTATTTTTAATTCGTCTATTTCTTCTCCATGTTTATTTATTCTTGTTTCATGTCTTTTTAAATCTGCTTCGAAAAGTTCTTCATTCATGAAAACCTCCTAATTTTTGAATTAAAAAAGACTATGCTATATAGTCCTCTCCTGTTATTTCTTTATATTCACTTGCTGTTATCTTATTCTTTTCTACTGCTGTTTTAACTTGCTCTTTAGTCCAATTACCATTATTATAGA